ATAGATTATTTTATTTGGAATTTGGTGGGCGGGGAATCAGCCCTTATTTTAACTAATACGCTATTTTAGGCGTATCCGCCCTATTGGGCATACGGATTAACAAATCTCTTATTTCTATCATCGTCAGCGTAGTCATAATCACGGGCTGGTAGATAGTCTAACTGTAGCCAATTGTCGTCCCTAAGTATCCGTAATGCCTGTGAAAGGGAGTCTACGTAGTCATCATGCCCTCCCATTTCAGGAAACGAGCAGACTTGGCGTAAAAAACGCTTAGCCCAGTCGGCAAACTCTCCAGGTTTCTTAGGATCTTCTGGAATGAAGATTTTTCCTTTGGCTACCAAAGGAGCTACGATGTTTAATCGCTGGACTTTGTCTGCCCTGCCCGGATTGTATCCTTGAACGGGTACTCCAGCGCCTCTAAGCTCTTGGATCAGTGAAATACCGGCTGATTTATCTTCCATCAGTATTAAATCCGCTTTTTTACCTTTTCCAAAATCATTATCTGAGCCATAAACAACTTCTTTAAAGTCATTAACTACTTTACGGCGTAATTCTGGGTAAGACAGGTGTTCATCCCAAGAATCTAACAACATTGCGCATGTACCACCGTCAGTTTGCTCAAACACGCCCCATACTGTGCATGCTGTTGGGTCGTTGTGTGTTTTTTCGCTGGTCGCTGGGTCGTAACTGGCAAGAACATACTCTAACACTGGGGTAGGTTTGTCAGCAGGCCACATTTTAAATTGCTTACGTTTGATAATGCCTGATGACTCGGGGTCAAGAATCTCACCATAGATCTCTTGGCGACCAATGTCGGTGCCATCATACGTCTCTAGCTGTTTGAAGAACGTTTCTGACAGGTTTTCTCTGTTGTCGAACGATGACGCGTTGACAACGTAGACGTCGCCCCCAACTTTGCCTTCGTTAAGGTCAACGATGAGCTCGCGTGGCTTGGGGGTGGTGGTGATGATCTGCTGGACACGGGGGATTCTAGGATCCTTAAGTCGCAAAGTGAACTGTACACCATCGTATGCGTCGTCAAGATAGTCGAAGGCGCACAGCTCGTCAAACCAAGCTCCGTGGTATTGCTTACCACGATATCGTTCTGGTTCGGATGCTGGAATCCCTTGAATGATTGATCCGTTGATGAGGGTAATTTCAAAGAGGGACTTGTTGTAATCTCGTATAAGGCTCTTGGGTATGATATTGAGAAGACCGGAGTCTCCTTCGAAGCAAGTTGCACGAATATCATTAGAGGTTGGGGCGGTGACAAGCCAGCGAGTGTTGTCGTAGGTAGCAGCGCGGATGCCAATCCAATGGCTAGCAGTGTGCGTTTTGCCAGATCCACGACCGGCAAGCATAAGGAATGTGTCGTACTCTCCATCTTCGGGTTCTCTTTGGTGCGGTAGGGCTTGAACAGCCCATTTAGCTTGCCAAACCATGAGGTCTAACATTGGTTTAGGCCAATGCTGCCTGTTCTCCATGAATTTGGTTAGGTATTTTTCTTTTGTTGGGTCTAATGGCATGCAATAAATCCTTCTCCTACGAGAAAGCTTCCATCTGGGCTGTCAGTTTCGATATGTACACAATTTTGTGGCTGGATCTGAACGATCTCATCAACATACCGCCACTGTTGGCGTATTTTTAAATTAGGGGATACTTGGTTTTCAATCAAACGTAATCGAGTTTTAATTTCTAGGGAATGCCCCGATTTGTTTGCTTGCTTATACAGTTTTGTTTTACAACCAAGTGATTCGGCAAGGTACTGAATCTGTTTAGCTTCAAGTTTATTTCGAGTAGTTACCCGAAACCTATCTCGTTTTGCGTTATATTGGCGCGACTTTGCGTGAATAATTCCACGAAGCAGTTCCAATCGTTGTTCTTCCGATGCAAGTAGGTAGTTATCCGGAATACTTGTTGGAATGTTTGGCACCAAATGAGACTTGATGGTTGGCTGGGTAATAAATTTTTGTTGCCCGTTGTGGGTGATTCGTTTTGGAATCAGTTTATACCCAGCATCTTTGAATTTACGATGCACAAATTCGTCTGTTCCAGGGGGTGCGTACATGGTATCGTCATACTTTCGATTAAAAAACCAAAAGCCAAACACAAAAGGTGGCACTGGAAGGGTTTGCGTGGGGAATTTCAGTGGGTCTGCTGTGGGAACTGTGTACTCATGGCGGTTTTCCCTGCCACGAAGCGGTAGTTCTTTAAGTTCTTCCAATGATTTGATAGCTATTGGGCGTGAAAACTTACGCTGGCCTTTGTATTGGTTTACCCGTTTTCTGTATTTTTCGTTTTCTACAGGTAAACAAAGGTTTAAGTCGCCTTTGATAGACAACCCATCGTCAAAGTAAACTGCATAGCAATTATCAGAACGGTATTTTTGAACGAGTTTAACCCGAGCAGGTTTCCCATGTCGGTCAAAAACTATATCACTTTCAGTTATATGTTCGGCTATTTTCCAATAGTCAAGGGTTAACACCCTTTGTGTTGCTAGTATCGCCATAAAAGTTTTGTAAGACCCAGTTGTCTAGCCAGCGCCCTAACAGCGCTCGAATTCGTATCTGAACTTGATGCGGTAATCTACGGATATCCATCACGTCTGACGTGCCCGATGTTATTTTTAATCGGAACTGCAGGTACTTGCTGGTTTCTCTATCCAATACGGATTTAGGCATGTCTACCTGGTCTAAGTTATAAAGATCGCAGACAAGCAATCTAAAGCCTTGGAATTCGCCTTCGCTGTTTTCCAGTGCCCCTTGGATTTGGTAAACGTACTTGTTCATATGTTTACTAATACGCATATATGGCCGTTTCGTACCTTATTACAAAAAGTTATATTGATATAACTAAAAGTAGTCATTGACACACTTGACACACTTGCCAGTGGATTTTGACACCTACCCCTCCACGCTATTTATTATTTTTTTTAAAAAAATTAAAAAAATGAAAAGAAGTGTGTCAAGTGTGTCAATCGCTTGTAAGTCCTTGATTTATAAGGGACCCCCTAAAAAGAAGTGTGTCAATTTACTGGCAAATTTGACAGTCTTGACACACTTCCCTAAGAAATTATTAAAAAAAAATTTTAAAACATAGGATTTTGCACAAATTCGTGCTTGGTCAGGGGCCCGGCCGGAAGGGGAGGGGGTCTAAAAAAAGCGGGGTCGCAGGACTGAAAAGGGGACTGTCTGCACCAAATTGGTGCATGCACCAGACTGGTGCATTAGCGCACTGACATGGTGCATATGCACCAGTCTGGTGCACGGGTGCTGCACTGCAACATGGTGGACTGGTGCGCTGGTCTATGCACCATTGTGGTGCATGGGTAAACTGGTGAGCTGGTGAGCTGGTGAGCTGGTGAGCTGGTGAGCTGGTGAGCTGGTGAGCTGGTGAGCTGGTGAGCTGGTGAGCTGGTGAGCTGGTGAGCTGGCTTGATGCGCGTGCGAGGGTGCTGGGCTGGGGTGGACACCATATCGAGCCAGTAGATAACAGAGCGCACCCCATAATCCCCAGCAAGGCATCTAATCGGCTCATAGAGACGAGATCGCATATCGTTGATGGGGTAGCCTACAACGATGCACGATCTCTACGCTTTCAATAGATATAAGGGCTGGCTGGTCGTTATTGCATCGCACCAAATAGATTAGGGTAAACACTTACTTCACTAGCTCACGAAATGAGCTTATGATCTTGCTTACTGGCTCATTCGATGAGCTAGTAGTATTCAGTAATAGATATGGTGTAAGATCGTGAAGCCTGTAATTTTTTACTGGCTTTTTATCAACTTACTTAATGGAGTTTTTATGAATAAATTATTAGATATATGGCTCGCTCACTATGCTGGTAATGGTGATGTAGATGGTCGCAAAACATTAGTTCACTATCGAGTTCGTGACAACTTGCTGTCAGGATGCCACAAATCTTATCGGCATTATTTTTCCAGTAATCCAAGTGGATGGCTGGGCAAAAAGTTCGCTTTTAAAATGGTAGGTGGTTTAATCGGTAATGCTCTGCGAGACGGTAGTGATGATCTTGAGGAGATTCTCGACTATCTGAATGATGATCGTGATCTGCGCTCTACGCTCTGCTGGGGTGACATCATCAACAATTTATTTTCGGTAGAGATTCACAACTGCTCCGACTGTAATCGCTTAGAGCATGAAGATAATATGCACTGGGCTTACGATGACTATCGCATCTGCGATTCTTGTCGTGATCGTAATTACCACTGGAGCGATTATCGTGACACCTATGTCAGAGATGACGATGACGAAGCCGATGAGGATGGTGTGATCGGTGAATATCACTCCAGCTCTGAATCATTCGATGGTATCCCCAGTTTGCACGATAAGCGCAAGAAGCCGATCTACTTAGGGCTTGAGCTTGAAGTCGAAGTAAACGATAGCGCAGATCGCTCCAATAAAGCGCAAGAGCTACTCGATGCCATTAGTAATCATCGCTCCGATATTGATGGCTCTAGCTATACCTATGCTCTATGCGAGCATGATGGCTCGCTCGATCATGGCTTTGAGATCGTCACGAATTTTACTGGGCTTGATATTCATGCGAAGCAATTAGAGTTCTTTAAGAATCGTTGGAGATCGGTGCGCTCGCATGACACTTCAACTTGTGGATTGCATATCCATATCTGCAAGTCAGATATGACGCTCTACCATGCTAGTAAGCTCGTTTTGTTTATCAACGATCAGTCGAATGATGCGCTTATCTATGCGCTCGCTCGCAGATCATCGGATAGCTACGCAAAATTTCACGATAAAAAGCTTAATCTGCATTGGCTCAAGGAAGCTAAGCAGTATGACAATAAACGACACCAGCTCCAAAACTTAAATCAAGATCGCTACGAAGCTCTGAATTTTCAAAACTCCAATACCATCGAGTTCAGATTGTTTAAGGGATCGCTCAAGTATCAAACGATCATGGCTTGCTTAGAGTTTACTTATGCGAGCTGGTTTTTTACCCTTGATGCGAGCTTGAATGAGCTTACTACTGCGAAGTTTTTAGAGTTCATCTGTAAGCCTGAAAATAAGCAAGACACGATCAACTTGAGAGCGTATTTATCAAGTAAAGGTTTTACGCTCCCTCGCTCTGGCCTTGTAAAGCAAAACCCTCGTATCACCCCAGTAGTAGAAGCAATCGAAGCATAAATATCAACTTAACTTAAAGGAATTTATATCGTGTGTTTACTTATCACTCAAAACTCAAACGCTCCAGCTCTCTCTGACGAATGGCTCGAAGATTTTTACGACTACAACTCTGACGGAGTAGGTGTCATGCGCTCCGACAATGGCTCGCTCATCATCGAAAAGATTTTGCCTAAAACTGCAAAAGATTTCGTGAAGTTTTATCGTGAGCATATCGAGGGAAAATCTTGCGCTTTTCACTTGCGTATGAGAACTCATGGAGCTACCGATCTTGACAACTGCCATCCATATGAAGTTCTCAACTCTAAAGATCATGGTGTCGATCTATGGCTTATGCACAATGGCATCTTACATACCGACAATAAAGCCGATATCACGAAGTCAGACACCTATCACTACATCAAGGATTATCTGCGACCTATGCTCGCTCACAATCCCGATTTTGCTTTTAGCGAAGCATTTGCAGAATTGATCGGTGAGCATATTGGCGCATCAAATAAATTCGTGCTTATGGATAACGATGGTCGTATTGTCACGATCAATAAAGACGAGGGTGTTTACTGGGGTGGTTTATGGCTCTCAAATACCTACGCTTGGAGCGCCAGTAAGAGCGCCAGTAAGACACCTATCAAGGGCATCAAAAAAGCTCGTAAGCAAGTCGCAGAGAAGCCAGTATCAACTTATTACCCCCCAGTCGGTAAGTCATACTCTCACTCGTATATGAATGGCTCTTACTATGATGGTGAAGTTCGACCAAAATCATACGATTACGAGGATGCACTCGACTACGATATCGACTATATGCTCGATATGATGCTGGAGGAGGGTTTTACTACTGCAAGCACCCTGACTAATTACGAAGTTCGCTCATTCATTGACGAGTTCGGTGAAGCAAGTTTTTTTGATCTCTGCTACATGGTGATTGATACTCGCTTGAGCGAGGGTGAATTTATCCAAGTCATCAACAATTACGATCTCGCTCGCAAGTCATTCTCATGGCTGGCTTACGAATCTACTAAGATCAGGGAGTTTGCATAATGACCGATACTCGTTTGCGTTGTCCGATCTGCTCTCGTCATAAAAGATGGGGTGGTAATGTTCTCTGCGTGTTTTGCAGAGCATTACTTTAAAACTAAACTCTTAAACCCTTTTAAACCCGCTTAGGCGGGTTTTTTTATTCCTAGTCGAGGGATAGGGTTTAAGCGTTTAGTTTTGAGCTTGTACGCTGGTTTTACTGGAGTTTGCTACCCCATAAAAGCAGCATATCGGCTCATTTAAACGATCACCATTGATTTTAAAATAGGGAGGATGATATAGGTATAGGACAACTGAACGAACGGCTCTAAAGCCCTTTAAAACGGCTCTATGCGAGTTCACCATAATGGTGCGTAGTTTGCACCAAAATGGTGCATTATGCACTTTTTTGGTGCAGCACTATTTTGGTGCAGCACAACATTGGTGCATCATGCTGCATCGCACCATGCCCGAACCCCGATGGACTGGGTAGGTGTGACTGGACTGGGTAGGTGTGACTGGACTGGGTAGGTGTGACTGGACTGGGTAGGTGTGACTGGACTGGGTAGGTGTGACTGGACTAGCCACGTTAGGGTTTATCCTAATATGAAAATGTGTTTTAATTTAAGAAACTGTGTTTGTTGTTTAACTAAGGAGGATGTATGACTGATGCAATTAGAGTTATTGATATGCTGGTGGGACTGGTCTATGACCTATATCCCGATGAAGAATATGAAGAGTTTTATGGTGTAAAAGAAAAGATTGCCATAGCGCAAGAGTTTATCAACACAATAGCGGAGGATGTATGAACATTCAGATAACACGCAACAACCCACAATCTTGGTTTGATTTATTGTGGGAATGTATTGACTTTTACCGCAGTGAGGTAGAGAATAACGATGACTACGAGTTTAATCGTAGCCAGTATGATGAGAAACTCGATGATCTTGCCACTGCAATGGCTTGGATTGCTGAGGACTTAAATGAAATGGCTGGGTATGCCATTGATGATCAACCATAAGGAGGATGTATGACTAACCATTATGTTGTAGAGATTTGCCCACAAGGAGAAATCCATTATTATTGGGAGGATGTGATGGCTGGCAGTTCTAAAGAAGCTGTTACCATTATTAAGAAACGCAAACCTAATTGCGATGTGCAACAAGTTGCGTTAACATTAAATGATTGGAATGAGGAGGTAGTATGATGGACTTAGAACAAGGTAACGGAATGAAACTGGTGTTGGTGATTACTGCCGATGATGGCAACTCACTGGGTGATGCTTTGCAAGCCACCATTGACGATATCAGCATGGGTAAAAAGAAAGCCAACGAAGCAAGCGATGAGTATGCGTATGTATTCCAGCTCTACGATGTGCGGACTGATACGGCCATACAGGAGAATGTATGAACAAGCAATTAAGTATTGAGAAACAAGCTGACCACTATGTCTTAACGGAGCAGTCCAGCAAGGAGTTTTATTCGCAGATTAACAATGAACAAACTCCTTGCGATGGATGCATCCATGCGGATAACTGCGGTCATAATAAGTTAGCGTGTAATGCGTTTGCTTTGTATGTAAACAATGGCTCTGTGAACTGGGAGATTCCACGCAAGCCAACTCGTAGGACTTATGCTCGTATCATGTGGTTTGATGACAAAAGTTTGATTAGGGAAATTAACAAAGAATTAAGGGAGCGTGTATGACAACGAAGTTAGTATGGTTTGGTAGTTTTGAGTTCGGGGACTTCGACAAGTCAGGTGACAAATACCCCTGTGTGCTTATCCATAAAATTGACGAGAAGGTATGGGTGGATGAATCAGAGATCGAGGACTACATGGCGGTAAATCACCATGATAGCTGGATGATCCCCGAAGAATGCAAGGGCTTTGAAATCTTTTACACTAAAACATTTATGAAGGAGCTATCATTATGAACAACGATTTCTTTTTTAGCGAAGTAAAGATTGTGGCTAACCATGCCATGAGATACTCTGATCCTCTTGAAGTTGGAGTTGAACATGGTATAAAATACCTCAAGCAAAAGCGGTTCAGCGATGACTCTTGGAAGTTCACTGAAGATAGGTTTGACAAGTATGCTGAGCGTTATACTGTATTAGCGAAACAAATGGTAAAAGAATTTTTAACTGTAAAGGAATTGAATCTATGAACATCATTGACGAACTTGGACTTATCAATCAAACCATCGCCCAGTTAGAAGCCGATGCGCGGAGAATTAAAGCAGAGCTGATAGCGCGTGGGGTGGGTAAGTATGATGGCACTCTATTCTTTGCTGAGGTTCAGCATTACGACAGAGCCACTATCAGCCCTCGCCTAGTGCGTGAGGTGCTGGACTCGGACTTGATTCCATCGGTAACTGAAATCAAACCGATTGATGCTGTTGTGGTAAAATCTCTAGGTGAGTAACTACAAATTCATCTTGATTGACGAGTTCGGTGGGGCAGTGCGAAAGTTTGCTAACAAACTGGAAGCACAACCCTACCTGACCGAAGGGACAACGCTCTTGCGATTGCCACCTCAACCAAGTGCATATGAGCTTGCTACTATAACCCTAGAGAAAGCCTTATTTTGAGCAAAAATGATTTTTTAACGGACTATTTACAATCCCTGTATGGTATCCCCGTGCTATCTTCTGCCGATGAATACAAGCTGGCTGAGCGCATAGCACAAGGGGATGACTATGCTTTAGAGCAACTGGTCAAGCATAATCTCAGATTCGTGGTTTATACAGTGCGTAAGATGACCGCATGGAATCACAGTCGTGTGCCACAAGAGGACTTAATTGGACTGGGCAACGAGGCTTTATTAAAATCCGCTATGCAGTGGAAGCCTACCAACGGGGCTAAGTTTGCCACCTACGCTAAACGCTTTATTATGCGTGGTGTAGAGCGTGGACTGGACAACACCGAAAACCTAGTGCGTATACCCATCAAAGTGAGGGAAGAGATACGCAAGATGACCTACACAGAGCGAGCATTGACTCAGACTTTGGGGCGACCTCCAACTGTCCATGAGGTATCAATTATCCTTAACAAATCTGTTAAGCGCATCAATCAATTAAAATTTTACTTACTCCAAGAGCCTAGCTCATTGGACGCTTTAAATCTTGACAAACTGGAAGAAGAAAATGACGCTGACTAAAGAGCAACAAATAGCTTATGACCGCTTTATACGGGCTAGGAATAAAGTAAGGCTGGGGACTTATGGACGGGGTGGGTTGCATCCCATAATCCCGCATAGCGAGGTGACTTGCACAGTGGACATCGCTGGGTTTAGTCATCCGTTTTTTGAACAAAATGATGAGTGGATAGAATACCTTGAAGCATCAAAGGCATGGTGGGCAATAGAGCCTGAATTCCGTAAAGACGAGCGTATGAGCATGATTCGAGGGGACTATGGGACTGAGGACTCTTGGAAAGAAAAGAAATCAACACGAAAGGAAATAGCATGAAAGGCAAAGCAATACCAGTAGATCAATACAACAGTGATGGAGACATGATTGGTATTGAATTTAATAGCCCTTCAGGGGAGTTTATTATTGAGGCAGCTTGGGATGAAAGAGACGAGCAAAACAGTGAAAACAGGGTGGCTTTTAGGAAGTGGGCTTATCATATGCTCAAACAGATGGGCTACGAGGTGGCCATATGAAACAATGCACCGGAAACTACAATCAGGGCAGAAATGTGTGTGACTGCACTGGACTGGAAGGGGACTACGGCATTTATGACCGCCAGTCTTTCTTACAGCGTGACTTGGAAGAAGAAAAGTGGAACAAAATTGGCAACTGGCTACTTTTAGCCACAGTTTTGTATTTTGGATACCATTTGACACACTTCTTCCTAAATTGACACACTTCCAAAATCAAAGTGTGTCACGAAAAAGTCAATGAAATCAAGGACTTGCGAAGGATTGACACACTTGACACACTTTTTTGCTATATTTACCTCTCCTATGTTATTATTATTTTTTTTAAAAAAATTAAAAAAATACAAAAGAAGTGTGTCAAGTGTGTCAATCGGCTCTAAGTCCTTGATTTATATAGGGGGTGTGTAAAAGAAGTGTGTCAATTCACTGGCAATTTTGACACACTTGACAGACATTGGTTAGTGACCACTAACATAGTTTGCGTATTAGTAGGAACAGATAATGGAGAATAATATGATTAAACCATCAGCATTAGAAGTAAAGTTTGATGAGATACCGATGGACTTAAAGATGATTCCTCGGTTTCTTTTATGGAAATATACCCTGATTGACAATCAGAAGTGGGCTAAAACCCCAATGCAACTCAATGGTCGTATGGGTAGCTCGACCAACCCAGGGACATGGGTAGACTTCTTGACAGCACAGAAAGCATACGAAAATGGCGATTTTGATGGCATTGGTTTTGTATTTACTGGGGATGATGACCTTGTTGGGATTGATATTGATGATTGTCGCAATCCTGATACAGGAGTCCTAACAGACTTCGCACAGAACATCGTGGACAGCACACAGGGGTATTGTGAAGTTAGCCCCTCTGGGACTGGTGTAAAGATATTTACCCGTGCTGAGAAGTTTGCCGCGCATGCTGACCACGAGATTGGCTTTGAGGCATACTCAAACGGCAGATACTTCACCATGACAGGACACAAACTCGGTGGTGACTTGCCTGACACCCCACAGGACTTATCAGGAATCATGCCCGTTCGCCCGCTAAGAACCCGTGATGCGTTTGAGAACTACACACCCCCTGTGGACGGATGGGACGTTCACCGTGTTGAGAATGAGTTGCTTTCTCATTTAGATGCGGACTGTGGTTATGCGGACTGGACTGCTGTTGGTATGGCATTGCATCACCAGTTTCAAGGCGATGTGGAAGCACTGGAAGCGTGGGATCGTTGGAGCGCACAGTCATTAAAATACGCATCAACTGGCATCAATTCGTGCATCAACAAGTGGAACACGTTTAGGGGTCATGGGACTACACTTCGCTCATTGATCTTCAAGGTGAACCAAAAAAAGCTCAAGGAGGCACTCGATCGGGGCGAGATCGTGTTAGACGCCTCCAATCCACTTGACCACGCCCGTAAGTTCTTAGCTTCGTTATACGAGGTTGAGGGAGGATTTCGTCTTGTTCACTATGCTCAAGAGTTCTTTATTTACAATGGGACTCACTACACCAGCATCGAGGAACAGACCATCCGTTCACAACTTTATAAGATGCTAGACAAGTGTCAGAAGCAAGATAAGAAAGGAAATCTGCTACCATTTACAGCCAACCCAGCGGTCATCAATGCTGCCTTGGATGCAATTAAGTCGATTGTCCACCTTGCTAATGATCCGAATGCCAAGCCACCAGTGTGGTTAGATGGGTTTGAAGCAAACCACCCACCAGCAGAAAAGTTGATCAGTATGCGAAATGGACTGTTCAATATGGATACGTGCACGTTGTATCCGCACTCACTGGGATTCTTTACTTACAACTCGCTACCATTCGAGTATGACCCGAAGGCAACTTGTCCGGACTGGTTGAAATTCTTGGACGATGCGTGGAAAGACGATGAGGAATCAAAGAACTTGTTGCAAGAGTATTTTGGATACATTCTGTCAGGCGACACTCGTCAACAGAAGTTTTTGAATGTTATTGGGCCTCGCCGTAGTGGTAAAGGCACGATTAACCGAGTTCTGACTGACTTACTTGGACAACATAATGTGGTAAGTCCACAGATGGAGGAGTTGTGCGATACCTTTGGACTACAACCATGGCTTGGTAAACAGCTTGCGTCCTTTACGGATGCGAGGGTGACAACTAAAAGCTCAGCTGGCGTTGTCTCTCAGTTGTTACGTATTGTTGGTGCGGATACTGTGACTGTAAACCGCAAGAACAAGGAAGCATGGTCGGGGTATTTACCAACACGAATTATTGTGTATTCCAACGAGATGCTACAACTGGCGGAGAACTCTAACGCATTGATTGGACGTATGTTGGTGTTGATTATGAAGAATAGCTTTTGGGGTAAAGAAGATCACAACCTAGCAGAGCGTTTGTCTAAAGAGCTAGCTGGTATTTTTAACTGGGCGATTGAAGGACATAAGAAGCGCACAGCAAGATCAGGCGAACGTTTTGTGCAACCTAAATCTAGTGAATCTTCTTTGGAAATGATGACAGAGCTATCTAACCC